GAATTATTCCAATTAGAGATGACAATAAATGTATATGGGGTTGTGTTGATATAGATTCATATGCAGGTTTTGATCATAAAAAATTAATAGATAAAATTAAAGAAGCAAAACTACCATTAGTTGTTTGTAGATCTAAAAGTGGTGGTGCTCATGTATTTTTGTTTGCAGAAGAACCTGTTGAAGCAGAATTAATGAGAGATAAGTTAACAGAAATTAAAACCGTGTTAGGTTATGGCGGATCAGAAGTATTTCCAAAACAAATTAAATTAAAATCACAAGATGATACAGGAAATTTTTTAAACTTACCATACTTTAATGGTAATCAATCAACGAGATATGCTTTTCTCGAAAACGGAGAAGCCGCCACTTTAGACGGTTTTTTTGGATTATATGAAAGAAATAAACAAACACCACAACAACTACAGAAAATAAAAATAGAAAGACCTGTAACAGAATATTCAGATGCACCGCCATGTATAGAATTAATGGCAATAAATAAAATACCAGAAGGCGGTAGAAACAATGCATTATTTCATTATTCTGTTTATGCCAAAAAGAAATGGCCGGCTGAATGGAAAAGTAGATTAACGATGTTTAACATAGCAGCATCTACAAGTCCTTTAAGTGAATCAGAAGTTGATATTATTAAGAAACAACATGATAAAAAAGAATGGGGATATAAATGTAATGATGTTCCTATGTGTAATTTGTGTGATAAAAAATTATGTAGAAGTAGAAAGTATGGAATAGGCGAAGAGATTGTATTTCCATTATTATCTGATTTACAAAAAGTTAAATTAGAAAAACCATATTATTATCTTAACGTTGATGGTGAGAGATTACATTTAGAAAACGTTAAGTTTTTAAAACAACAAAGTTTGTTTCAAGAAGCGTGTATGGAACAATTAGATTTTAAACCACCAACAGTAAAACCAAAAGACTGGGACATGCTTATAAATCCACTGATGAAGAACCACGAACCTGTGGAACCACCAGAAGGTGTAGCAACTCAAGATCAATTACAAAATCATTTAGAAACTTTTTGTTTAGATAGGCACATAGGTGCTGATATAAAAGATTTAAAACGTGGGGGTGTATTAACTAAAGATGGACATCATCATTTTATATTTGATAGATTTTATAATGATTTTTTAATTAGAAGACGTTGGGATGTACCTTATTCTAGAACAGCGCAGATGCTAAAAGAAACATGCAACTGTGATGACAAACGTATTGGTAAAGAAAGAATTTCTGTATTTGTAGTGCAACAGTTTGATAAAAAAATAGATGACTACAATCAAAAAGAATTAAAACCGAAGGATGTGTTTTAATGAGAACAATTGTATTAGGACCACCAGGCACGGGTAAGACTACAACTTTGTTAAATAAAGTTGATGACTATTTAAAAAATACAGACCCAGATAAAATAGGCTATTTTGCATTTACACAAAAAGCTGCATACCATGCTAGAGATGAAGCGATAAAAAAATTTAATTTAACTGAAGATGATCTTCCATATTTTAGAACATTACACTCATTAGCATTTAGAAAGTTAGGATTAAAAAAGATCAAGTAAGGCAACAACGACATTATAAAGATCTTGGAAGTAAAATAGGTTTTCCAGTGGGATATGCGGTCTATCAAGAAGAACATGATGGTACCGGATGTAATTTTAGTGCTGATAGTGAATACTTAAGAATTATACAGCTAGCACAACTTAGAAATATTACAATTGAACAACAATATGCTTTAAAGGAACACACTCAGGATCTTTCTTTTAGTAACTTAAGAATTATATCTAATGAATTAAAAAGATATAAAAAAGATTATAGTTTAATAGATTTTAATGACATGATTTTAGATTTTACAAAATCAGATAAGTCACCAAAATTTGATGTAGTATTTATTGACGAAGCACAAGATTTATCTAGTATGCAGTGGGACATGGCAAGATCTATCTGGAATAAGAGTGATGATTCTTTTATTGCAGGTGATGATGACCAAGCTATTTTTAGATGGGCTGGTGCAGATGTAGATTCTTTTATAGCCTTACAGGATCAAATGATAAATCTTCCCTTAATACAATCACATAGAATACCTATGAAAGTTCATCAACTTGCAATGGGAATTATAAATAGAATTAAATACAGAATAGATAAAACTTGGAAGCCAAAAATTAATGAAGGTACTTTACAAAAACATTTTGATATTGAAAGCATAGACATGTCTCAAGGTGATTGGTTGGTCCTAAGTAGAACAAGACACATGCTTAACGACATAGGAGAATCTTTGTACAGAAAAGGATTATACTACAAAAACAAATACAAAAGAAGTAATGAACAAGATTTACATACAGCAGCTACAGCCTGGGAACATTTAAGACAAGGACAATTAGTTTCGTATAAACAAATAGAAAGTATTTCTAAACAAATGACATCTAAAAATTGGCACAAGAAAAAAATAAAAGGTATGGCAAAAGAATCTTTTTACGGAATAGATCAATTAGTACGTGACTATGGTCTTCAAATTAAAACAGTTTGGTATGAAGCATTTGATGAAGCGGGTCAAACTAAAGTAGATTACCTAAGAAAAATGAGAAAGAACGGAGAGAAGTTAAATGAAACACCACGTATAGAATTATCTACCATACATGGAGCTAAAGGTGGTGAAGCAACTAACGTTGTATTACTAACAGATCTTACAGAAAATACTTTGAAGGGTTATGAAAGAAATCCAGATGATGAAAATAGATTATTTTACGTGGGTGCCACACGAACAAAAGAAAATTTACATATAATTGCACCCAAAAAAAATGAGAAAGGATATATACTATGAGCGAAATATATAAAAAACAAGTAGGTGGTGATCATTACAAAAGCATGGTCATACAACCATCAGAGTTTATAAATAAGAATGATTTACCGTTTGCAGAGGGTAATGCTATAAAATATTTATGCAGGCATAAACAGAAAAATCAGAAAGAAGATTTATTAAAAGCTAAACACTATATTGATATGGCTATTGATAGAGACTACCCACAAAAAAAAGAACGGAAGTCCACCGACTGGGCTAAAAGCTTCAACGAATGGAAGAAAAATAAATGATACAAGTACCACTATTTAAACCACAAACAGAATGGTTACCACCCGAAAATTTTCCAGATTTATCTAGTTACGATGAAATTGCAATTGACTTAGAAACAAAAGATCCAGACTTAATAAAAATGGGTTCAGGTTCTATTATAGGCAATGGTGATGTAACTGGTATAGCTGTAGCTGTTAAAGGTTGGTGTGCTTATTATCCAATCGCACATGAAGGTGGTGGTAATATGGATCGTAAAATGGTCCTTAAATGGTTTCAAGATGTATTAAATACACCAGCCACAAAGATATTCCATAACGCCATGTATGACGTGTGTTGGATACGCGCGTTAGGTCTAAGTATCAGCGGAAAAATTGTGGACACGATGATTGCATCGGCCCTAGTTGATGAAAATCAAATGCGCTATGACTTAAACAATTGTGCCAAACGATACACTGGAAAAGGAAAAAATGAAACAGAATTATATGAAGCAGCAAAAAGTTGGGGGGTTGACCCCAAGGCAGAAATGTATAAACTACCTGCGATTTATGTTGGTGCTTACGCAGAAAAAGATGCAGAAATTACATTAGCACTTTGGCAAGAACTTAAAAAAGAAATAGATCATCAAGATATAAATTCAATCATGGATATGGAAACAGAATTGTTTCCTTGTTTAATTGATATGAAATTTAAGGGAGTATGTGTAGACGTTGAAGCAGCTCATAAATTAAAGCAAGAGTTAGCATCACAAGAAGATATATTAATCCAAGCAGTAAAAAAAGAAACAGGAATAGACACTCAAATATGGGCCGCAAGATCCATTGCTCAAGTTTTTGATAAGCTAAATTTAGACTACGATAGAACTGAGAAAACATCGGCACCTTCCTTTACTAAAAATTTTTTACAAAATCACCCACATCCAGTGGTGAAACAAATAGCTCAGGCTCGTGAAATAAATAAAGCCCATACCACATTCATTGATACCATATTAAAACATTCACATAAAGGAAGAATTCACGCTGACATCAACCAATTAAGATCCGATAATGGTGGAACTGTAACTGGTAGATTTTCATATTCTAATCCTAACCTTCAACAGATT